TGTGGATTTCGGCCCGTACGGTTCCCCCACCTTTCCGTCACTCCGCCAAGGAGACCTCTATGCCACAGAAAAAGAAGGACCAATCGCTGCGTGTTCGTACCAATCGGGCGAGCACGAGGGCGACCTTGAAGTTGGCGAAGCCTGGGCTGATTCCTGAGATACCACCGCATCCTCACCGCGAGGACGGTTGGCATCAGCAGACGGCCGCATGGTGGCGGGATGTGTGGTCCGCGCCGATGAGTTCGGAGTGGCACTCATCGGACCTGCATAACCTCTACGTGTGTGCGTTGTTGTTTGACGACATGTGGCGCGCGGTCACGCCCACGGCGAGAACTAAGGCTGCTTCGGAGTTTCGTTTGCAGCGCGCTTCGTTGGGCCTGACTCCTTACGACCGCCGCAGGTTGGAGTGGACGATCGAGACCGCAGATGATGCGAAGTCGAAAGGGGCGAAGCGGCGCGCTGCGGGTCACGCGGCGGCTCCGCCGGCTGCTGCTGGGGACGATCCGCGAATGGCCCTGGTTTAGGGGGCTGTCGCAGTTGGCGACGTTGATCGTCCCGCCGCTGGATGAGGCACCGTGGCCGACGCTTGGCCCGCAGGTTTGTTCCCTCATCGAGGAGCGGGCTGTTTTTGGGCCTGGTCCACTACAGGGGCAGCCAGCGCGTTTGTCGGTTGAGAAGCGGGCGATTATCTACCGGGCGTACGAGGTGTTCCCGAAGGGCCACGTGTTTGCTGGCCGGCGCCGGTTTAAGCGGGTTGGCTGGTCGGTCCGAAAGGGCTTGGCTAAGACTGAGGTGTTGGCTTGGGTCGCGTTTGCCGAGGTGCATCCCGAGGCGCCGGTTCGTTGTGACGGATTCGACGCGTATGGTTCCCCGGTTGGGCGCCCTGTCTCGGCCCCATATATCCCTTTGCTGTCGTACAACAAGGATCAGGTCGAGGAGCTCGCGTACGGAACGTTGATGTACGTGGTGGAGAACAGTCCCGATGCGGACATGTTTGACATCTCGAAAGAGCGCGTCGCCCGAATCGGGCCGAGTGGCCGGGAGGACGGGAAGGTTGTCCCGCTTGCCGGGTCGCCTAACGCGCGCGATGGGGCGAGGACAACGTTTCAGGGGTTTGATGAACCCCACCGGTTGTATCTGCCGCGGTTGCATGACGCTCATAACACGATGTCGGCCAATCTCCCGAAGCTCCCGTCGGCTGACGCGTGGTCGTTCTACGTGGGCACGGCGGGCGAGAAGGGGCAGGGGTCGATCCAGGAGGATCTCCATACTGAGGCCGAGGCGATCGCCCGGGGCGAGGTTTCCGATCCGCGCATCTTTTACTTCCATCGGGACGCAGGGCGCGTCCATAGGGGAGAGAAGGACGCATCTGGGCATGACCTTGCAACCAAGGACGGGCTGGTCGCCGCTATCGCTGAGGCCACTGGTCCCGAGGGCGAGTATGGACCGGGACAGTTTGATGACATCGCAGAGCAGTGGTTTCGTCCGCGGGCCGACAAGTCTTACCTTGAGCGGGTTTGGCTGAACCTTTGGTTGCAGTCAGGTCGGCAGGCTTTTGATCCTGTCGCAGTGGCCGCCTTGGTTTCCGGATCTGACCCGATTCCGAAGGGCGCCCGCGTCGGGGTCGGCTTTGACGGCGCCTTGTTTCGTGACTCGACGGGGTTCGTTGTCACCGATATTGATACGGGTAGGCAGCAGGTTTTCGCGGCATGGGAGAAGCCCCTTGATGCTGGCGACGAGTGGGAGGTTGACGTATCCGAGGTCGACTCGGTCGTCGATCAGTTGATGTCCACATACAAGGTGTTCCGGCTCAACGGTGACCCGCCCCACTATGTGGAGCAGTTGGCCAAGTGGGCAGGCAAGTACCCGGGCATCGTTGAGGAGTATTGGACGAACCGGAAGCGCGTGATGGCTTACGCGTGCCGTTCGTATCGAGACGCGATTTCTACTGGCGCGGTTTCGTTTGTTGACGATTCACGGTTGGCGATCGGGTCGCAGCACCACGACGAAACGTACGTTGAGATGCTTCTGCGGCATATCGGATCTGCTGGTCGTGCCCACTTGAATGAGCACGACGATGAAGGCAATCGGCTGTGGGTGTTGGAGAAGATCCATCAGGACCGCAAGTTTGACCTGTGCATGGCGGCGATTTTGTCTTGGGAGGCGCGGCTTGCCGCGATTCGGGAGAAACAGAAGCCAGTCAAGCGTGTCAGTCGCTCATTCGGCGTGATCAGGTGACCTACGAATCAGACGGATTGGGGGGCTTGTTTTATGGCGATTGATCCGGCGAAGCCTCTGACCCAGTTGTTTGTTCGCATGGCCACGGAATTGCGGGGGCGCGCCAACGGAATCAACGGATCGAAGCGGTGGGGCAGGGACTCGGTTGCCTCATCGCATCTTCGGCCGCCGCTGTGGCTACTAGATGACTATCGACAGGGTGACCCGCCGTTACGACGGGACGTGCATAGCGGGTGGTCTCCGATGGTGCGTGAGTTCGTCCGGATGGGCCGTCTGAACATGGCCGATCTTGTGGTGTCGTCCACGTCGAACAGGATGGATCTCCTGGCATTCAGGACGGCTGCCGCGTCCGATTCGTTGGGGGATTCGCTGGCGGCCGAGGTTGTTGGGGAGGCCGGCTACCCACTGGTTGCGAAGGACATTCACGACAACTTCTTGACCCTGGGGGACGCTTACGCGTTGGTGACCCCGGTGACTGGCTCGACGCCGGCGATCACGTATGAAGACCCGAGGTATGCCATCACGGCGCACGATCCGTTGACGCGCCGTGTCGCCGCTGGCTTGAAGTTGTTCCGAGACGAGGATGACGCCAACGATCTAGCCTACGTGTACACGCCGGACGGTGTTTTCACGTTGCGGCTTCCCGGGCGGACTTCCCTCACTGACCGTGCGTGGCGGTTTGATCCGGACAGGTGGGAGGTGCTGAACGATGAAGCGCCGCAGCCCGTCCCGGGCGGGGAGATCCCGCTAGTTCGCTTCCGCAACCGGGATGGTAAAGGCGAGTTCGAGAAGCACCTCGACACAATCGACCGGATCAACGACAAGATCTTCGACGAATGGTGGATCGCTAAGATTCAGGCGTTCCGGCAGCGGGGAATCAAGAACCTCCCAGACACTCGGGAAGTTCTGAACGACGACGGCTCTGTTTCGGAAGTTCCGATCACGGATGAAGAGTTCAACGCCGCACTGACGGCTTCGCCGGACAAGATGTGGCGGCTCCCCGGCGATGCGGAGATATGGGAGTCCTCAACTGTCGACCTGACGCCAATCACGTCAGCTATCGAGAAGGACCGCGCACGGCTGGCTGCGAGCACGTCAACGATGCTGCACACGATCACTCCGGACGCCGCATCCGGGTCGGCTGAGGGAGCGGCGCTCCTACGTGAAGAGCATTTGTTCAAGATCAACGATCGGATGCTCCGCGCTGGCATCGGACACGCGCGGGTGATGCAGTTGTGCTTTCGGTTCATGGGAGACGAGAAGCGCTCCGCTCTCTCAAAGATCGTTCCAATGTGGGGGCCGATTGAGCGCTATTCGCTCTCGCAGCGCGCGCAGGCCGGCTCGCAGTTGAAGGGCGTTCTTCCGACTGAGGCGATCTGGCGGGATGTGCTCCAATACCCGCCGGCGGAAGCGCAAGAGTTGTACTACATGGCTGGGCGTGGGCGCATCCTCCCGGATGGTGGCGACGTGCCTTCGTTGACGGTGGATGATCCGCCGGGTGGTTCGGGTGGCTGATCCGCGAGTTGTTGAAGCGGTCGACTGGATTGACCGGTACACCGAGCGGATGACTGAACACCAACTGCGTCTACTTGAGGCAATAGGCGCCACCTATGAAGAGGTTAGCGACTGGCGCGACACGGCCCAGACCATAGCCGCGACGGCAGCTCTTGTCGGGATCACCCAGGCGAGCCGGTCATTCACCGCCGGAATGTCCGCCGAGCTGGCGTCGGTGCTTCGCCGCATCGTTGCTGGACTGACGCTGGCGCCATTGCGGGACATCCCGGAGTACCCGCGCCCGGTGAGTGAATTCAAGGTTTATTCGCGCGCCATCTTCGCCTACCGGAAGGCGATTGAAGCCGGTGCGTCGCCGGAAGAGGCTTTCCGCGCTGCACGGGACCGTGCCTATGCGATGGCATTGATGGATGACCTGCTGACCGAACGAAACGTTGCGTTGCGGGAGCTCGGGCGAGGCCTAGGGGACGCTAATCCGATCATCGGATGGCGCCGCATCATCCGGCCCGAACTGTCGAAGACGGGAACTTGTGGGCTCTGCATTGCAGCCGCTGACAGGATCTACAAGACGGCGGAACTCATGGAGGTGCACGACAGGTGCAAGTGCATCGTGCTCCCGGTAACCAGCACATCTGACCTCGCCGACCTGATCAATCGGTACGACTACATCGACGTGACCGATGACGCCGGCGGCACCACTCGTGGCCGCGAACTAAAGAAGGTCCGATACGTCATTGACGATCACGGCGAGCTAGGTCCCGTGATTCGCCCAGCGCGGTCCGGGGAAATCCAGACCGCGGCCTGATGCCTCCGCAACCCGCCAAGGGGTAGCGGCTTTGGAGCCCGACAAGGGGATAAGAGAAACGATGCACACCAACCGCCTGACCCATCAGCAACTGGCGTTCATTCGGGAACGCTTCGCGGAGAACCGCCGCAGATTCGGGGATTGGACTATGCAAGAAGCAGGGACATCTGGGGATGCGCATCCCGAGGGAGACACTGGGGATGGCGCCCAGTCGGGCGAAAACGGTCCCGACTCGGATCCGCCCGGAAATCCGCCAGGAGAGATGACCCCTGAGCAGCGCGCAGACCACTTCCGAGAATTGGCCCGCAAGCACGAGAACCGAAACAAGGAACTCCTCAAAATTACCGGCGGCAAGTACGGCGAAGAACTAGCCGCCGAACTACGGGACCTTCAGCAACTTCGGAACGCAGCACTGACCGATTCCGAGCGCGCTGTAGCAGAGGCGGCCCAAGCTGCGGCGAGTCAGGCTCGCGCCGAAATTGCCCCGCAACTGGCGCGCATGGCATTCAGCACGGCGCTCTCTCACGTTGACGAAGGGGCACGCGAGGCGCTCATTGATGGTCTCGATCTGCTCAAGTTTGTCGATGTAACTACAGGTGTGGTTGACACCGCAAAGGTGACTGCCCAGGCCGCACTGATGTCCCCCAATCCCGGCAAGGGATCACCTGGGAGTGATTTCGGCGGCGGACGCGGAAACGCGCATGTTTCCACGGGAGTTAACGCCGGCAGGTCGCGCTACCAGGAGCGATTCGGCAAGAAGCCTGCCGCTTCGTAACCACACCAAACCCAAACCAATCGAAGGAGCACCACCATGAACCTTTCGGTCACCACCGAAACGTTCGGGCAGGACAATCAGTCCTGGCTTGGCGCATCCCACGGGACGGATCTCGGCCGGTCGATCACTCTCGACTCGTCGGCATTCACCGCGGAAACGCACTACCCGAACGGCTATCTCCGCAGCGGCACCCCACTGGGGAAGATCACTGCGACTGGGCTTTACGGCCCTTACAACAACGCGGCCAGCGACGGCACCGAGGTGTTGGCGGGCTTCCTGCTGACCCCCATCGTCCCCGGCTCGCCCACCACGGTCGATGTCGGGGGTGCCCTGTTTGAGCACGGCCGCGTCGTCGAGGCCAACCTCCCCATCGCTGTCGACTCCGCTGGCAAGGCTGACGTCGCTGGCCGGATCACTTTCGAGTAAGGGAAGGGGTTCACACTCATGTACCTCAACAGTGACTACATCGAGCCGGCTGAACTGACCGGTTTCGTTCGGGAGGCGCTCGCTGACCTCAGCGTCAACGAGTTCACTCTCTCGCGGTTCCTGCCAGATCGGACCGTGTCGGACATCGAGTACCGGTTCACCCGCGGCGGGAACGGTTTGGCCGAGGCCGCAACGTTCCGCAACTACGACACCCCGTCTCGGTTCGGTTCCCGCCCCGGTTCGGTTCGCGTTTCGGGCGGGTTGCCGCCGATCAGCCGGCAGATCCGGTTGAGCGAGTACGACCGGCTCCGCCTAATGCACGCACCCAACGATCCGGTTCTGGACGCGATCTTCAACGACGCCCGGAACATGGCGCGCGCTGTGGCTGCCCGGATGGAGCTCGCGCGCGGCGAAGCCCTGTACTCGGGCAAGGTGATGATCGACGAGGGCGGCGTGAAGGCTACGGCCGACTTCGGGCGGAACGCAGCCCACACGGTGACGGCTGGCACACTGTGGTCGAACCTCGCTGGATCGACCCCACTGACCAATCTCATCGCATGGGCGGACACCATGGAGGCAAACACGGGGGTCCGTCCCACGGTTGCCCTCACGTCTCGGACGACGCAGCGGCTCATGCAGCGCAACGCGGAGATCATCGCGGCGGTTTCGGGTGCGGCCGCTGGGCGCACCCGGGTCACTGCCGCCGAGCTCTCCGACCTCCTCATTTCGGAGGGGTTGCCGCGCGTGGAGACGTACGACGCGCAGGTCATGGTCAATGGCGTCGCTACTCGCCCGGTCCCTTCCAACCGCGTTGTTCTCATCGCCGAGACGGTTGAACTGGGGGCCACTCTGTGGGGCGTTACTGCCGAGGCGATGGAGCCCGAGTACGACCTGCCGGAGTCGGATTGGCCGGGGATCGTGGCGGGTGTCTACAAGACCCCCAACCCGTTGGCTTACTTCACCAACTCGGTCGGAATCGGTCTGCCCATCCCCGCGAACCCTGATCTGACGTTCTCCGCGACCGTCGCCTAGTAGTAGGAGGATTCAATGGCTGCCAGAAGCAAGCCGCGAGTGTCGCACTTGTACGTCACGATCGGTGATCAGACGTATGAGCCCGGGCACGAGTTCACTGCCGAGCAGGCGAAGTTGATCGACAATCCGTCCATCTGGGGTGACACCTCGGAGGACGACTCGGGCGACGAAGCCTAACCACAGAAGCGACCTTCCGGGGTGGGATGAGAGGGAGAAAACGTGACCACCATCATCACATTCACTGACCTTGAGTCCCACCCCGGAATCGCTGGTACGCGGGAGCACACTGCTTCCGTTGCGCAACGCGCGTCTGCGTTGGTGTATCAGAAGTGGGCGAATCCGGTCACTCCCGTTCCCGCATGGGTGAAAGAGATCGCCATTGACGTGGCGCTGCGGGTTCTCATCAACCCGAAAGGGTTGGAGTCGGTGACCAAGTCAGCCGACGATGTCAGCATTACTGAGCGCCACAGCGTGAGTGGGGGTCGTCTCGGCATGCACCTGACGGACAGGGAAGCTGCGTTGTTGTCGGGTGCGGCGCGATCGGCTCGGTTTGGTTCCATGCGGATCGGCGTCCCGGGGTACACCAGTGCTCACTGATGCCGACTTCACCGAACTTAGGTTGCTGGCGGAGTCGCTTTTCGAGGACTGCATCCGTGTGGTTCGGAGAGTCACGCCGACTTCTCTTGACCCAGTTACCGGCGAGTACCCGGATCCCGTAGACCTGTTGATCTACCACGGGCCGGCCCGCATACAGGTTAAAGCAGACATCAACTCGAACGTGGTGGAGGCCGTTGTCGCCGGGCGCGAGTGGACCTATCTGACAGCGCAGCTACAACTTCCGGTCAACGAGGACACTGCCCGCATCCGCCCAGACGATATTGCGATACACCAGGGGTCCAGGTGGGATCCCTCCCTTGAGGGGCGCGAGTTCGTTATCCACGGCATCTACCACAAGACGCACGCCACGATGCGGCGCTTCAGGTTGCGGGAGGTTGTCGGATGATTCATATTGAGGACGCTGGGCAGCTTCGCAATCTCGAATACGACCTCTCGCGGGCGCCGCTGCGGATCCAGTGGGCGGCCACTGCGGCACTGCGGGACTCGTCGCTGGTAGTGGAGAAGGGCATGACGGCTGACGCGTCCGGGCACCGCTTCTTGCCCCATTTGCAGAAGTCGGTGACGGCGGCGATGCTCACGCCCATGGTCGCCGAGATAGGCCTCGGACCACGAGCTGGAACTCAGGGATCTCTGGCGCACATCATCGTGTACGGAAATGTGAAGTACCCGGGGACGGTCAGGAACCGGCCCGTGTGGGACCACACGGACGTGTTGCGGCGTAGTGCACCGGCGATCGACCGGATATTCGGCGACCGTGCACAGCGCGCGGCACTGGGGGAGTAGGCGACAGTGCGCGTCATCGACGCCGAGGTGCTGGGAAGGCTCGCGGGTCAGCCGGCGCCCGTGTTTACTGACCTTCCCGTCGACAACTCCAGGGGAGTTGTCATTGCCGAAAAGCGGTACGCGATCTACACGTCATCTGTGGGGTGGGACATTAACCCACGACTGTCGGGCGTGTCCGGCGCGCGGAGCGTATTCTTCGCGGTCGAGATATACGGGCGGACGCTTGAGCAAGCCAAGTGGGTCGGGGAATCCATCCGCGACCGCCTGACCGGGTGGCGGCCTGTCATCCCGGGACACCGGTGCTCGCTTGTGAACCTTGAACAGTCGCAACGCATCCGCAGGGACGACGAGATCGTGGCCACAGACACTCATGCCGTGTACGTGGGGCTCGACGAGTACGCCGTGGTCATCACGGTCAACCATGGGAGTTGATGAAGAGTGGACCTGATTCGTGTACGACTGTCTGGGCTCGATGCCGTCGTAACGGTCCCTCGCGCATATGCCGAATCTGGCGAAGGAATGGAGCCAGTGGGGGGCGCTGCGGTTCGTGGTGATGGGCGCGCGCAACCCCCGCACCGAACAAACGGTCGCCGCATCAAGCCGCGGCGCACCGTAGAAGAGTCTGCCGCCAACAAGAGGCGGAGAGAGCCAGCAACACCCACTAGCGACACCGTCGCGTCCAATATTGCCGAGGAGGCAGAATGACCGTCATCTATCCGGAGGCCACCCCGGCTCAAGGGAACACCTCCGTCAAGGTGGTACTCACCATCGCCAACCCGTCCGCGCCAACCGCTGCAGAAGTGAATCACGCTTCGGCGCTGGACATTTCATGCTTCTTGCGGGACTGGAATCCGGAAATGCAGTCCAGCACCGTGACGGCGCCGAACCGTCTCTGCTCGGGTGTCCAGCTGCCCGTCGAGGGTCGGACCCAGTTCAATCCGATCCAGGTCCGCTACGTCTACGACCCGCAGGCAGCCGACGCGGCCGACGATAACAAGGCGAAGGCGCTGTTGGTCCGTGGCACCGAGTTCTACGCGGTGGTTCGGAAGGGGCTAGATGCCCAGTCCGCGGCGTACGCCGCTGGGCAGCGGGTTGAGGTGTGGCGGTTCCGGTGTGGTCGCCAGAACTTCGTCCGCTCGGGCGATGATGAGGCCGGCGAGTTCGAGGTGTCGCAGCAGTTGTTCCCGCTCGCGGAACCCATCTACGCCGTCATCGCGGCTTAACCCGCAACCTGATGCCCCATTCCGTGTGCGGGAGCTAGTTCTGGCTCTCTAGATCTCCCGCGCACGGAATGGCCCCCATAAAGGAGCCAAACGAAATGCCTGAGTCGCTGTCGGAGATGTTGGCGCGGATTAGCCCGAAGCGCCGCGAAGTGACCGTTTATCTGTGCTTGCGCCCCGACCTCTTGGACGAGTGGGAGGCGTTGAACCAGGAGTTGAGTGACGCCGAAAAGGCCGCTGCGGCTGCTCCGTCGCGCCTTGGCGCTAGGGCCACAAAGGGAATGCGGGACCTAGCTACTCGCCTGCAAGAGGTTGAGACCGAGATTGAGGCGACGCAGGCAGCGTTCAAGCTGCGCGCGATGCCAAAGGACGAGTGGAACTCGCTGTGCTCGGAACACCCCCCACGAAAGGGCGACGAGCTCGACGCGTATGCGGGATATAACCGGGTGACGTTGATTGATGCGGCCGTGCCGCGGTGTGTCGTCGATCCAGTGATTGATTCGCCGGAGGCATGGGATGCGCTGGTTCCGTACCTGAACCCGTCGGAGTGGAACGAGCTTCGTAGCGGTGTCACGATGGTTAACCAGGCGGTAACTACTGCCCCAAAATCTTCGGCGGCGGAGAGGATTCTCTCCCAGAACTCCGCCGCCTCAAAGTAGCTCGAGCATGGGGGGCTTCCCCCCGAGTGTTCGACGGATGGGTGCCGGCTGAAGTCCACACTCATTACGACGCCGAACACAACGTCACCGGGTACACGACGGTTGAACGCGAGTCCGTGTGGACGGACGAGACGAGGGCGCGAGCGACACTGCTAGTGGATAGCGAAGACCTCGGGTGCCCATGCGGCTGCGGGTTGCGGGTTGATATTGCGCACGCAAAGACGCCATTCGACGTCTCTGAGGTTGTTTGTTACGCCGGCCGTGCCGTAAGGCAGGCGGAGAGGTTCCGAAGGGCGAGGGCTAAGGCCGACGGGGAACCGGATGGCTGGGATGACGGACTGTTCTTCGTGGCGCGCCCACACTCACCTGATAAGCGATGATGATGTGGGGGTGTATGGGTAATGCCGACCACCGAACGCACAGTGCTGGTTCGCCTCAAGGCGAACACGGGTGATTTCGTTCGGGGGTTCTCGACCGCGACTGCGGCAGTAGCCGGGCTGCGGCACGAGATTGATTCATCGAACCAGTCGGCCGCATGGATGGCCCAATCAATCCTCGCGCTCGGGCCAACGATCGCGCCGCTCGGGGCTGCCGCTGTCCCAATCCTGTCAGGGCTGGCCACACAACTGACCCTCACCGCTGGCGCGGCGGGGGTGGCTGTGGCGGCATTCTCTGGCGTGGGGGACGCCATGGATGCCGTGAACAAGTACCAACTGGATCCGACCACGGCCAACTTCAAGAAGATGCAGCAGGAACTCTCCCAACTGGGCGAGGACGGGGAGCGCTTCGTCTACTACTTGCAGTCCGTCGAGGACGAGTTCCGCTCCATTCAGCGCGTTTCGAGTGCCGGCGTTCTTCCGGGAGCAACGCAGGGCATTGAGGAGGCGCTGGCGATCCTGCCACAGGTTCGGCGGATAGTGGCTGAGATCGCAGCAGCAGAGGGGCAGCTTTTCGCTGACGCTGGCGCCGGCCTGGCGGGGAGTGGGTTCGCTGCATTCTTCGACTACCTTGAGGCGGAGGCGCGGCCAATCCTGTTGGAGATGGGTCGCACCCTGGGCAATTTCGCTGTCGGCGTCGCCAATCTTCTGGTCGCGCTCAGCCCGTTGACACGCAGCTTCTCGGACGGGTTCGAGGAGATGTCTGCCAGTTTCGCTGATTGGGCGGTTGGGCTGGCCGCGAACGAATCCTTTCAGGGGTTTGTTGACTATGTTCAGCAATCCACCCCGAAGGCTCTCGACCTACTGGGCTCTCTCGCTGATGCGTTTGTGGCGCTATTGAAGGCCGCGGCACCTGTCGGTGATGTGATGCTCCCGATCCTCAGCAGGCTTCTCGACATGTTCGCGCTGTTCATTGACACGCCCGTCGGGACGGCCTTCATCGGCGTGGCTGCCGCTGTCGGACTCATGGGCCGCGCGATGGCACTAGCGCAGATCACTACCGGTGGCGTGTTCTCAAAGCTGGGCGAGTTCAGCCCTACCCTGAAAGGTCTCTCTGAGGGATTCAAGACCCTGGGGGCGGACATTCGGGAAGCGTTGCGTCCGCCTCCGTCGAATGCCCTTCGCCTGGAAGGTGCCGCGGGTTTCGAGGCGTTCCAGACGGCCGCCACGGCACGGAAAGAGGCTGTCGCTCGGCTTCAAGAGACCGCCACGCATGCGGCTCGGGCGGGTGCAGCACTGGGTCTCATGGGGGTGGCTGCGTCTGGTGCCGCAGACAAGGTTGGGTTGTCCAACACGGTGATGCTTGCCGCGGCGGGCAGTGTCTTCCCTGGCTATGGGACCGCCATCGGTGCGGCCATCGGACTGCTACTTGACCTTGGGGCGGCTCACAGTAGGGCCAAGGAGGAGGTGTCGGCGCTCGCCGATACGCTGGACCGTGGAACGGGTGCCGCCACCGAGTTGACGCGGTCCAAGCTGTTTGACCAGTTCAACACCGAGGCTATGACCGGAGCGCTGGATCGCGCCGGAATCTCAATGCGGGAGCTGATTGATGCCACCATTGAGGGCGGGTCAGCGCTAGAAGGGCTGCAATCGCGTCTCGAATCGGTCGATCAGGTTCGTGGGTCCGTGAAGGGCGGCGGCGGCAATTCACCTGGGAGCCCTCTATCCGATCAGGTCGGGTCCGTCCGGGAGAACTTCTTGTCTGCCAGCGAGCAGGCTGAGGCGTATCGCGAGTCGGTCCTGCTTTCGGGCGAAGCGTCCGCGGACACTGCCAGCGAAGTGGGCTCCCTGGATGCCGGGTTGCGGTCGGCTGCCGATTCCGCGGAACAGTTCGATTCTGCTATGTCTGGCCTGAACGAGACCCTGTCAAGGGTCGGAGCAGCGAGCGCTTACGAGGACGCGCTGGACCGCCTCAAGGAGTCACTGAAAGAGTCCAAGTCTTTCGACGACAACCTTGAGAAGGGTCGCGCGAACCTGGCGAACCTGTCAGACGTCGCCGAAACCGCTGCCGAGAACTTCCGCGTCCTTGCAGAGCAGGGCCGGGAGGTGGCTGCTAGGAACGTACTCAAGCGGGCTATCGACGATCTCCGGTCGTTTGCCGGCGAGACGCGTGAGGGCAAGAAGTTGACGCGCGAGCTCATCGAGGGACTCAAAGAGCTTGATTCGGTGTCAGTTGAGCCGCGGGTTCACGTTGATGACCGTGCGACCAGGCGACTGCGGGACATCTACCAGCAGATGAAACAACTGGATGGGCAGACCGCGACCACCGAAGTGATCATGCGCTATTCGCGGAACATTGGTTCCGGCGAAGACATCTTCCGTACGTACGCTCACGGCGACATTGCGAACGCTCACTCCCCACATATCGCCAAGGCGGGCACCTATCGGGTGTTCGCTGAGGCCGAGACCGGTGGTGAGGCGTATATCCCGTTGGCGAACGATTGGCGGCGCCCGCGGGCGGAGTCAATCTTGGCTGAGGTGGCGCAGCGGTTCGGTTGGCAGATCCACCGGTTTGCCTCGGGTGGGTTCCGTGCCGCTGGCCCACTGGCTACTGGTGGGGGGTCGGCTGGGTTCGCCGACTTTGATCGGTTGGCGGCCGTACTTGCTGCCGCTCGTCCGTTGATCGGGTCCATGGAGTTGCGGCCGCACTCGTACGGCGAGGTCGCGGCCGAGTTTGAGCAATTGGGCAGGCTGGCCACGTACGACGGTCGGCGACGTTGAGAATCGCTGTCCGCGTTGTTGGGTGGGAGATTTTTGCGCTCGACATTTTCCAAGGCGAGCCTGCGGAAAGCCTTGGCGATCCTGGCGATTGCACCACTCTCCCTCTGGGATTCGTTCCTCAGTCTGACCTTCCGGTCAGGGAGCAGGGTCGGGACTATTTATGCGAGTAGGGGGACATTGGCGTGCCGACACTTAACCCAACACTGTCGCTGACCATCTCACGGGCGAGCCTCCCCGGCTCGCCGACACCCTTGGTCATTGCTGGTTCTGGCGATTCAACCGAGTTGATGCTTGAGGCGTATGAAGAGCCAGCTGTGCTGGCCCGCAACCAGTACGCACCCGACAGCCCCGACGTTGACGGGGCGGGCGTGGTGATCGCGTCCAGCCTGCAACCCACCAACCTGACGTTCACGGTCCGCCCGGACCGTCCGGCCAGCGAAACAGTGGCCCGACAGTTGGTGGCGGCGCTCCGGGATGCGGTGACCCGGCAACTGGGCTTCACCGTCACTGTCGCAGTGAACGGCGCCCCAGCCGAGACATGGTCCTGCACCCCAGGACAGATCACCCCGACTGGTGGACGCGACTACGTCGACCTGGTGTGGCACAACCCGGCTTGGGTGGTCACGGTCCCCGCTCACCCCGTACCCACAATCTGACAGGAGCAGGGTCATGCCTGTGATCGCCGACAGTGAAGCCAACAGTCTGGTCATGTCGTTCACGAACCGGACCCTCACCCTGGCGCTCATGGACGGCGACCCGAGGGAAGGTGGCGCCGAGCTCGGCGCCGTAGGCGGCTACGCGCGGGTGACACTCGACGCGGCCGCGTGGGCGACCGCCGTGTCACGTGCCCGCACCACCACCAACCCGGCCCAGTTCCCCAACCCGACCGCAGCATGGTCAGCGACCGCAACATGGTGGGCGCTGTACGACGGCGCCACGTGTGTGTTCGCTGCCCCACTCGCCACCCCGGTCACCGTTTCCGCTGCGGGCGGGACTGGGCCGCGCGTGTATCCGACCGTCTGGGTCGCTTAGGAGCCTGATTTATGACCACGTTCTTGTCTCTGTCCACGGTGGCACGTAACGCGATGCTCGACGACCTCCGTGCACGGGTCGCCGGAGGCACCATCGAGATCCGAACCGGCGCCAAGCCGGCGTCACCAGATGACACCGCGACCGGCACCCTGCTCGCCACCTTCACCCTTCCCTCCCCGGCTTTCGATGCGGCTGCTGGCGGGGTGATCACCATGGACACCGACCCGATCCTCACCGCTACAGCGGCGGCTGCGGGTGACCCCGGCTGGGGTCGCATCAAGTCGTCGGCAGGGGTCGCGGTGATCGACGGCGACGCGGGCCCGTCGGATGCGGTGTTCGTGGTGTCCCCGGCGGCGCTGCTGGCTGGGCAAACGGTGGAACTGACCGTCGGCACAATCAACCTGTAGACCCGAGAAGGGGGCTGCCCCGTGGCGACTCGCCTGTACTTCCCCGACTCCACTGCCCCGGCAGTGTCCCCGACGTTCGGGTCAATGTGGGAAGACACGGGTCTTGCGACCCGCCACCAGTTGGTGCAGGAACCGACCGGCACCGCACTGGTCGCGCCGATCGACGCGACGAAGAACTCGACCGCGCAGCCGTCGGACCAACTGTTCCGCCAGTACGTCTCCGAGCCCTTCAACGCCGCCGGGTCCATCGGCGGAACCTTCTCTATGGTGATCGGCGCCCGGGAAACCAATACGGCATACAACGCGTGGTTGCAGGTCCGGATCTCGGTGGTGTCCGGCGACGGCCTCACTGAACGCGGTGTCCTGTATGCGGGTCAAACCCAGGCGACAGAATCCGCGGTCACCACCGACCCCCACTACGAGTTCGGGACCGGCACTGCAACAGGGTCCCGGTACCTGTCTGGTGTGTCGCTGGACAGCGTCACCGTGTCTAGTGGTGACCGGCTGGTTGTCGAGCTCGGCGCCCGGCTACGGACGGCGACGACCGGGTCGAACCTGGCGCGGCTCCGGTTCGGCGACCCGGTCATATACAACGACCTCCCCCTACTGCCTGACGAGCCGACCTCTGTCGGCCGGCCGTGGATCGAGTTCTCTGACACCCTCCCCCTCCCGGCGCCACCCGCCAATCTCACGATGGACGGGACGATCACCCCCCCAACCGGGGCTATCGGCGTGTGGCCGCAACCGGAGCCGGTCGGGACCGGTGACGCGTTCCCCGACGACGGGATCGACCTCGGCGGTGACGCTGTTGTCGAGTTCGACGGCCCAGTCGCCTCCCCACCAGCCACGGCGGCACCGCTGGCTCGGGATGTCGCCTACGTCATCGACGCCGTCGACCTGACCGCCGGGCTGGTCCCCACGGTCACCGAACGGCATCAAGTGAAGCCGATGGACCGGCACCGGGTGATTGTCGGCGGAACCGATGTCACCTACCTGAGGGGCGCCACCACGCCCATGCCGACCTATCAACTGTTGGACCCGTGGTCGTACGGCACCGCGACCCTCACCTTCCCCCAGATCGTGCCCTGCTACGAACCGGAGCAACTCGGCGTCGGGGACCTCGCATGGTGTGTTGAGGGTGCCGCGGTGAAGATCCAACGCGTCGACCCGACCGCCAACACCGTCGTCGCCACCGACTGGCGCGGGTTTGTCGCCGCGATCAACATCAACGGCGGCGCGCTGACCCTCACCCTCGCCGGGGAAGCGCTCGGCCGCGCCACCAACACGTGGCAACCCACCCCCATCTACCACGCCGAACGAGACCTCGGGCGACACATCTGGGGCTCCATCGCGCTCCGCTGTCACCTCCCGTTCAGTGTCTACGGTGGCCCCGTCACTGGTGTCCGCCGCTACCGCGACGGCGGCATGTGGGTCAGTGAATGTGTGAATGGCTACCTCGCCGAAACCCAACTCGTGTCCGGGGCGCGTCGCACCCTGCGGTTCGACGAGACCACCCGCCGATGGGACATCCCTGTCAAAGACACGGTGACGGTCGCAGCGACGGTGTACCTCGATAAGGCCCGCTATGTCTCCGACCTGGCCTCTGACCTGTCGGAGAAACCGAACCAGATCTACGGCAACGCGGTCACCGTGAACGGGCAGCGGTTCAACAACGCCAAGGCACCCAACCTCCGGGTCGGTGACCCTGTCCCCTACCCGATGACTGGCGGGACCCCGTTCGGGCAGGGCACTGTCGACGGCGACACCGACTCCGGTAGCGGTATAACTGCGATGATCCACCGGCTCGCCGGCGCCGGCTACCTTGAGTTCCTCGACGCGCCGGGCGGGTACGACGCGGACGCCACGTCGGCGATCCGGGCGTTGCAGCGCGACGCCGGGCTGAATGTCACAGGTGTCATGAACCCCGCCACCTGGGACGCCTTGTGGGACACCGACATCACCGGGTTCACCTGGACCCGCGCCGGGATTCTCCCCATGGCTGAACGCAGCCAGGTGCGGAAGTGGAACTACTCGGCCACCGGAGCGGTCCTCGCACGCAACCCCAGCTACGACCCCGACGTGGTCGTGGTGTCCAGGGCGATCGACTTCCCGCCAGGGTTCACCAAGCAGCAGGTCCGTGCGTTCACTGCCTCGGAACTGTGGGACGGGCAGCCGATGTGGACCGGCAGTATTGATGTCGTCGATGTTGCGGTGGTTCGTGGCACCCACAACCCCGGTGATCCGCTGGACCCGGCCGATGTGATGAATGTCCGCGAGCTCCGCCCCGGCACCAACCTGTGGCTCCCCACGTTCCAGGGCGGGACGCTGGTGCATCTGGTGGCCGTGGATGTGCAGTCCCCGACACGGGCGCGGCTGACCGTGGACACTCATGCGCGGGACGCGGCGGAGGTGTGGGAGATCATCTCCCGCAACCGGGAGTCGCGGCGGTCACGGCACCGGGCGTGGCTGGCTGACTACCGCGGGTCAATGCGGACCAAAGACTCCACCACCGGGTGGCTCGACTTCGCCGGCATCATCGAAGGCGACGGCGTCACGCTGAAGGGGAAGACGTGGAACGTGTTCCTCGTCCCCGCCGGTGAGGAGGGTTCGATCCGTCGGCAGCGGTACCGGACGAACCCCAACGCAGAGTTCTGTGTCGCACTGTTCGGGCGTGAGGTGACCGTTGAGGCGCTGAACCGGCGGATCCCGAAGCCGCTGACTGATGCGGAGCCGTGGGAGAACCCGGCGCAGCGTGAGTGGCTGGAAGACCGGGTGTGGTTGGACGCTTATGGGACTCCGGAGCAGCCGTGTGGCTGGTGGCCGACGAAGAAGGCTGGCGGTGTCACGGCGGCGACGTTCACGGGGAACTATGAGCATCAGGCGTCGGTGGAGTTCCACACGTTCAACCGGCAGGCGGCGTTGTGGGTGGCGGTGTGGCCGGACCGTGACACGGTGATCCCGCCGGGTCGTATCTGGTGGCCACTGCTTGAGGACGGGATCTGATGTCCCTCATCTTCCCCGGCCCAGTCCAGATTGTCGGCCCCGACATCATCGTGGTCGGGGACGGGAACCAGTGGGCGGACGGATCCGACGCCACCTACTCCCAAGAGACCGTTCCCACGGCAGGTGGGCCGACACGGTATGCGTGGGCGAACCTGTCGGGGACCCCGGCACCGGGTGTTGTCGCGGCGTCGCTGACCGTGAGGTGGGAATCCCTCAACATCCCCTACAGCTACGCGCTGTTCGTGGCCCCGGCATGGGATTCACCGGCGTGGGCTCAAGTCAGCTTCACCCCCAGCGGTGGTGTCCAGGAAGCCACCATGGCGCTCGAACCAGCAGCCGGCTACACCATCACTGAAATCTTCAACCAGTCTCTCAATCTCTACGCGTGGGGCGCCTCGGGAAGCCCGGGCGGATGGGTGCGGGTGCTCAACGTTGCGGTCACCGCAGTCACCGACACCGCCCCACCGCTACAGATCAGGCAACGCGCAGACGGGCTCGGCGTCAACTCCGCACCATCCCTCCGCCGACCCGACACCCAACAGACCACCAACCGACTCAACGGCACCTACTAACCCACCCCTCAACCCCCACCCCCCGGGTGGGTTAGCGCCACACCACCCAAAGCCCGTGGGGGAAACGCGACACCACATCACACAAGGGGGTTAGCCCGTCGTGTTCCCAATCTGGTTCCGCATGGCCGTCATCGGCCTACTCACATCACTCCTCACCTGGGCAGTGATCAACGACATCAAATCCGACAGCTACGAAGGCGTAGCCATCGAGCTCGCACTCATCGCGCTCATCGGCTCCGCACTCGGCTTCAAAATGGGAAAGGACGACCAGTAATGCACGTTCTCTGGCGCCTCAGCGAACTCAACCAAATCGCAGCCATCGTGGCGTGGGGACTCCTGTTCGTCCGCGCCGGCCACACCTGGCACGCCCGGTTCATCACAGATCCCGCCTACCGCAGGCACTACCGCGAAGTGGTGGCGTTCCTCGTCGGGGCAATCGCGCTACTCCTCCTCGGCGGACTGTACGTCGAAGCGCGCATGGGTCCGTCAGCGTTCTCCGCGCTGTTCACGGTCGCCATCGTCGCGGTTGGGGTGCTGGTGTTCCGGTGGCCGTCGATCGCGCCACGGATCGCGAAGGTGGCTGCGGCGTGACGACATACACGCGCGCCGATTGGGGTGCAAGGGCTGGCCGTGGCGGGCCGGGCAACCTCGACCCCGGGCGGGTGGTCGGTGTCGCATTGCACTGGCCGGCGATGACGAAGCCGCTCCGCGACGTAGACGCCGTGAAAGGCGGACTCCGGTCGTGGCAGGACTACCACATGGACTCGCACGGCTGGTCCGACATCGCCTACCAACTGGCGTTCGATCAGGCGGGAAACACGTACACGCTGCGGGGTTTGCGGGCTCAGTCCGGCGCGAACGGCGACCAGGCGGTCAACGAAACCTACGGGGCGTTCCTGCTGGTCCTCGCGCCGGGTGAGGAACCCTCACGCGAACTCATCGCAGCGGTGCAATCCGCTGTCGTCGAGCATCGCCGCCTGTTCCCTCGCAGCCACAAGATCGTCGGGCACGGGCAGATCCGGCCCGAGCCAACATCCTGCCCCGGGCCGGACATTCAAGAAGCGATCAACGACGGCGTTTTCGAGCCACCCACCAACCCGAGCCGGGTCGAGCGGGCTCGCCGCCGCCTCCGGCAGGCCGCGCGTCTCCTCGAAGACACCCCGGCGTCACGAACCGTGGCCCACACCCAAGCACGAGCGGTGCGCGACGTGCTCGCCGCTCTCCCCGACAAGTAGAAAGAGAGACCCCCACCATGTTCACTCTCGACTTCTGGAAGGCCACCGCCGAACGCGCAATCCGCGCAGCCGCAGCCTCCGCCCTGTCGGCCCTCGTCATCGGCGACGGCGCACTCAATGCCCTCGAAGCTGACTGGGCCACCCTCGGCGGCATCGCAGCGGGCGGAGCCGTCGTTTCGCTGCTCGTGTCCCTCGCCGGGGGGACGTTCGGCCGCGGTGATGGGCCCAGCTTCACCGGGACCGAGCAGATCTGACGATGCGTCCCAGGGTCACGCTCGGGCCGGAATACCCGGCTATCGAGCTCCGCTACCTCCCCGGCTACCCGTGGCGGGCCGCGCGACGCAACACCGACCAGGACACCGGCAACCCCATTGCCCTGGCCGCGACGTTGACGATCGCGTGGACCCGCGACGGACTCGACCCCTGGATCGGCGTGCTCTCCGACGGGAACACGGTGTGCACGTGGACAGCCACCCAAACCCAAGTGGACGCACTCGCTCCGGGTGACGAGTTCGTGCTCCTCTACGGCACCGAACCCATGGCCTACGGGTACGCCAGCGAGGTGACCCTGTGACCCTCATCCTCGAACCCGTCGACGAAACCCCCACCCTCGCCCCGGGCGGCTGCGGACTGTACGGCGACCGGCTGGTGTACGTCCCCGTCCCCGGACCCCAGGGCCCACCCGGCACCAGCGGCGGCGGCGGAACCCTCTACACCCACCACCAAACCGGCCCCTCAGCGTCCTGGCTGATCACCCACAACCTCAACACCAAACCATCCGTCGTCCTCATCCTCGACGACGACCCCACCACCCCAGTGCTCGGGGATTACACCTACCCCGACAACGACAGCATCGTCATCACCCTCCCCGCACCGGCCACCGGCTGGGCCTACCTCACCTAAGAAAGAAGGCAACCCCCCATGTCCGTGAAGGTCCTCAACGGTCTCGACCTCAACAGTAAGAACATCACCAGCCTGGCCGACCCGTCTGCGAACACTGATGCTGCGAACAAGCAGTACGTCGACAACCGGGTCCTCGGCCTCGCATGGAAGACCGGCGTGCGTGCCGCCACCACGGCAGCCGGCACTCTCGCGTCGTCGTTCGCGAACGGCCAATCCATCGACGGTGTCACCCTCGTCACCGGCGACCGCATCCTCATCAAGGATCAGGCCGCTGGCGCTGAAAACGGCATCTACACCGTCAACCCTTCCGGCGCACCGACCCGCGCCACGGACATGGACACCAGCGCGGAAGCGGTCAACAACACCACGGTGATGGTGTCGGAAGGTACCGCGAACGCCGACAAGGCGTTCACCCTCACCAACGACGGCACGATCACCCTCGGCACCACATCGTTGACGTGGGCCCAGGTCGGCGGCGGTTCCTCATACATCGGCGGCGCTGGTCTCGTCCTGACCGGCGCGACGTTCGATGTGGGCGCCGGCACCGGCATCACTGTTGCTGCTGACTCGGTGTCGATCGACACCAACACGGTGGTGCGGAAGTACGCGGCTGACTGTGTGGCGACCACGAACCCTCAGACGTTCACCCACAACCTCGGCACCCTCGACGTGCAGGTGTTTGTCCGTGAGGTGTCGACGGGGAACATCATCCTCGCCGATGTCACCGCGTCGACGACGGACGCGATCTCGGTGAACTTTGGTGGCGCCCCCACTGCGGGCCAGTACCGCGTGACGGTGCAGGCGTAGTCATGCCGCAGAGTCTCACCCCTGTTGATGTGCGGGAGACCGCGGCACCGGGTAACCCGGTGTCCGGTTTCCGGCGCCTTTTCCCCAAGGCGGACGGCACCTGGTGGACCCGCGATTCTGCGGGCACCGAAACCCAACTCGGCGCCGGCGGTGGCGGCGGGTTCACTGCCGCCGATTCGTCGACTGCGTTCGCGCTCACTTTCGCCCGACAGACCTTCTAGGAGACACCACTTATGGCTACGAATGCGCGGTGGACAGCGGCACCGGACCTGTCCTCCAACAGCGGCAGCAGTTTCGCTGGGTCGTTGACGACCGCAGCAGCGGACTACACCGGCGTGTCGACGGACAACAAAACGGTGTTCACTTCCCAAGCCGTAGCTCCGGGGTCTCGGATCGTGGGGCTGCATTTTCAGGCAGCGGGCACGAACGTCCAATCGGTGGCCCGGATCTATGTCAACAACGGGTCTGATCCGACGGTGGCGGCGAACAACATGCTGGTCGCTGCGGTGACGTTGCCGGCCACTGGGGCGTCGAACACGGTGGCGGAGCAGCCGGTCGATTATGTGTTCCCGGGCGGGTTCCTCGATTTGAACCCGAACTTCCGGGTGCTGGTGGGGTTGGCGACCACGGTTGCAGCCGGTTGGGTTGTGTCGCCGATCCTTGGGGCCGACTACTAAGCCATGGACGCTTTCGGGTTGCCGTCCCCGCCGGGGTCGCATCGCATGATCATCGGCCCGACCTCGAACTTCACTCTCGCTGAAACCCGCCCGGTGGTGCTGCCACGCGGGTGCGCGATGGTGAACATGATCCTGTTGGGGATGGGTGGCCGTGGCGGGAACGGCGCGATCGGCGCGAACTCGACCGCCGCTGGGGGGGGCGGCGGCGGCTCGGGCGGGATGACGGTGGTCACGATGCCCCGCTATCTGCTCCCCGACATCCTGTATGTGGGGTGCGGTACACCTGGCGGTTCTCTGTGCGAAACCTTTGTGGCCGTTGCGGCATCCCCGGCGCAGGCTGACACGATCGCTTTCGCTGACTACGGGAGTAACGGCGACAACGCGTCTGGCGCGACCGCAGGTACGGGAGGTGTCGGAGGGCTGGCGGCGACCGCGACGAAAATGCGTCTCGGGTGGGCCTACGCCACCGCAATAGCAGGCGAGGACGGAAAAGCAGGCGGCACCACCGGCGCCGGGTCTGCAGCCGCGTATCCCACCAACGGGAACATCGCCATGGGCGGCACCGGTGGAGGCGGTCTCGGGAACCCTGGGTCCTCCGGATCGCTCGCCGGTTCCCTGCCCGCCGTCTCCGCCGTGTCGCCACTGCGGGGCCTCGTCCCGTCCAGCACCGGAACAGCGACCGTCCCCCCCGCCCCCGGCCACCACGGAACCAGCATCGACTTCATGGGGAGACCCATCTTCTTCAACCCCGGAATCGGCGGGCAGGCAACCCACGGGTCCGCCACCGGCGCAGGTCTCACGCAAGCCGCTGGCGGGAACGGCGCCTACGGCTCCGGGGGCGGCGGATCAGGCGGCGCACTCACCGGCTCCACCCCTGCCGCGCAATCCCTCGGCGGGGGCGGCCTCATCATCCTCACCCTCTACTAGGCAGGAAGGAACCCCACCTTGGACGCCTTCGGACTCCCCGCCACCCCCCACTACATCGAACGATGGTTCGCGCCCAATGCCATGACTGCCGCAGGCGGCTGGACCCCGTTCGACATCCCCGCCGGCTACTCCATGATCAGCATGCTCCTCATCGGCGCAGGCGGCGGCGGCGGAAACGGCGTCATCGGGGCCGCGTCAACCGCAGCCGGGGGCGGCGGCGGCGGAGCCGGGGCCATGACCACAGTCACCATGCCCACCGCGGTCCTCCCCCCCCGCATCTGGGTTTCCGTCGCCCACGGCCTCGCCGCAGCAGGCATCGAAACCCTCGTCAGCATCCTCCCCAACAACACAGCCAACCACATCATCGCCAGAGCCAACGGCGGCGGCAAAGGCGGCAACGCGTCCGGAGCTACCGCAGGCTCCGCAGGGAACGCAGGGACAACCGTCGCCGCTTCCGCGATGCCCCGAGGTTGGCCATACGCGAAGGTCGTCGCCGGGATCGCCGGAATGGCGGGCGGAACGACCGGCTCCCCCACCGCAGCCTCCTACCCCGCCAACGGGAACATCGCCATGGGCGGCACCGGCGGAGGCGGTCTCGGCGCAGCAGCCAGCACCGGAGCCAACGGCGGCGGCATCAACGCAGCCTCCATCGTCTCCCCCTTCACCGCAGAAACCGGCGGATCGGGCGGCGCCACCGCAGCCACCGTCCCCCCCAACGACGGAGACAACGGCACACCCCTCTACTTCATGGGCAAACCGATCTTCTTCCTACCCGGCATGGGCGGCCAAGCCACCCACGGCTCCGCCACCGGCGCCGGCCTCAAACAATCCCGAGGAGGCGACGGAGCACCCGGCTGCGGAGGCGGCGGCATGGGCGGCGCACTCACCGGATCAACCGCAGCCACCGCATCCAAAGGCGGACCCGGAATCTGCTACATCACCTGCTACTAGGAAGAGCCAACACCGATGGACACCACCAGCATCCGCAACAACCTCCTCACCGCAGCCGGCGACGCAGCCGACGAACTCAACCGCCTCGACACCGCACTCACAACCGAACAAGCCACTACTGCAGCGCAACGCGCCACCATCGCCGACCTCACCGACGAAAACACGGCACTGCGGGAACAACTCGCGGCACTCCAACCCAAACCCACGGCAGTGTTCGGCGTCGACAAAGCCGGACTGGATCTCACCCCGACCGGTCTCGGGTTCTTCCGCGGCCCCTACCTCGGCCCGGGCGACCTCCTCAAAGGCCAGCTGTACTTCAATGCTGTGAGCCGTCGACTGGCTGACGCGTACGCCAAGGGCTGCCGTGCATTCTCGGTTTCCTACAAGGACCGCGGCGCGACCGCAATGTCCAACCTGGCCGCGTTCCTGAACCAGTTCCCCGACGACACCCGGATCTTCCTGACGTACTACCACGAGCACGACGGCAACCTCCGCGACGGCTCCCTCACCATGGCCCAATACCAACAAGGCTGCGCCGAGGCACGCCAAGTCGCCGACGACACCGGAGCACTGTTCGGCCCCATCCACAACGGCGTCACCTACGTCTCCAGCAAGTGGGGCATTCACCCCGACCAGTGGGCCACCAACGACCCCGAAGTCAAGATCGACTTCTGGGGCACCGACATGTACTTCAAGAAGTACGAGGACCCCGCCAGCCTCTACGGCCCGGCCGTCGACTACGCCCGCACACTGGGGCTGCCTCTCGTCATCGGGGAGACCGCATCGTTCGCCGGCCCACAACAGGCGACGTGGGCAGCATCCGCGCGGGCGTGGCTCGCCGGGTGCGGCCTGGACGTGCACGCCGCCTGGTGGTCTCAGCCGCACACGTCGGGGGACTACACGATGACCCCGGACACGGTCGCCGCATGGTGGCCCCACTAGACCCCTCGCCCCCCCAACCCCCCGAGGGAAAAGCCCCCCGCCCTTACCCGGGCGGGGGGCGCTTCGGCATTTCCAGGCCGGGACTGTCGCTCACTTCCCCAGCGCCTTCCGCACGGTCACCCGCGACACGTTCGCGCGCCGCGAGATCTCCACCTCCGACAGCCTGGCATCGGCCACCATGATCCCGCCCCACAGCCGCTTCATCGCGGCCCGCTCGGCAGCCTTCGCCTGCTGCCACTCGTCGCCGAGGTCTTCCAGCGTGCTGTCTCCGATGAGCACCTGCAGCGCGCCGACCATCATCGCGCTGCCGGGCTCGGATTCGTCGCGGTGCTGCCAGTCGCTCGGGTAGCGGTCCTCGATCCGCTGGACCAGCAGCGTGAAGTCCGCTACCTGCTCCTCGGACATCTTGTCGTACGCCGGGCCAAGCCACGCACGGATCTCGTGCTGCTGCATGGTCACAGCGCGTGCGCTTCCACGACTGCCCAGAACGCCGTCGACGCGTCCACGTCGGCCCAACCGTCGTAATGCGGCTTGAGAGCGAAGCCCTGGTCGTTGAGGTGGTAGGTGTCGGTGGCCTCGTCGTAGGCGTCCTCGAAATAGAGCACCTCGTCGGCGATCGCGTCGATGTCGAACTCGGCCCGCGCGTCGGGGACCTCGTCGCACTCGATTGCGTTGATGATCAGGTCTTGGATCGCGTCGGTCTTGCTGGCGTAGAGGTTGATGGTCATTGGGTTCTCCCTTCCTTCTGTATAGAACTATACAGGGTGGGGGGGGAGTTGTCTACCTGTATACAGGGGAATTTTCTCCCGAGTTTCTAGGCCCGCTGTACGTTCCCGCACTGGTCCACCCGGATCACCGTGCGCTTCTCGTGCTTGACGATCGCGAGGACGATCCACACCGGGATCCACAGACCAACCGTCACGAGCGACAGCAGCAGGTGCAGGACGTGGTTCGGGCGCTTCCCTCGTACGACGACGGCCTGATAGTCGCTCTGCGACTCGACGCGCGCGCCGCGCGCGACCTCGGCGGCCACGGCGTTGATGAGGATGAGGGTGCGCTGCACCTCAGGGATGAAGAAGGTGGGGTCAGTCATGGTGGGGTCCTTCCGAGTGTGTGGGGCTCCACGGGTAGCGCGACGAGACTACGCCGCGCCGGGAATCATGGAAGCCGCGTGCAGCAGCTCGTCATCGAGCACCTGGGTATAGACAGCCGTGGTGGCTGGGGAAGCATGGCGCGCGAGTCGCTGGGTCTTGCGCAAGTCGCCGCCCGTGGCGCGAAGTATCTGGGTGCAGTAGAAGTGGCGGAGGGCGTGCGGCGTGCCAGAGACGCCCGCGCGCTTCATCGCTCGCGAGATCGCCGACGACACTGAGCAGCGGTGCACGTGCCCGGTTGCCGAGTCGGTCGGGAACCAGTAGCCCGCGCGTGGCATGGAGTCCGCGAGCCGTGCAATGACGGGGACCAGTGGGAGGGTTGAGCGCACGCCGCCCTTCCCGGTGACCGCTATCTCTCCGCCCAGGAAGTCCTCACCGCGCACCTTCGCGATCTCGTGCACACGCATCCCGGCGTACGCCGCGAGGATGACGTATGCCGAGGTTTGCCGAGCGCGCGGGTCTGAGCACGCGGAGAGGATCGCGGCCACATCTGCCGGCGCTACGGGTCGGGGGAGCCCCCGGGGTGCCTTCGCTGTGGGAAGCTTCGCGGCCGGATTGTCGTCACGCCTGCCGGTCTCATTGAGCCACCCGAACCACGAGCGGAGGTGTGCGCGGTAGGTGGCCTTGCTGGAGCGAGATATGTCCGCATCGGCCAGCCACCCGATCAGCACATCCATGTCGGCACTCAGCGGGTCGTGCCCGTCGTGCGCGAGCCGAGCGATAGTGTAGGCACGTGAGGTAATAGTCCTCTCTGAGAGCCCGGCCGCGAGACCGCGCAGCCGCCACGCGTCGAGCGTGTCAGACAGCGACTCATCGAACGGCAGGGGCATGTCACCAGTATCAAGCCACCGGGGACGGGATTCGGGGATGACTGGTGCCGTGTCTGTCTCCATCGGCCTATGACACGTTGGCAAATAGTGGACCGTGGCGAGTTTGCCCATACTGGTCACAGCCGTCTAGGCCGCTTGGCGCAAATATAGAACCTTTGGATCAGAAGGTTTGGGGTTCGGATCTCTCCGGGCGCGCAGACCGTCCCCTGGCCCTTCGGGCTGGGGGACGTTTCCTGTCTCTAGCCACTCCACCGGCACTCCGGTGGCGAGCGACCATGCGCGGATCACGATGGGGCGGACCTTCACTGCATCCCCCTCGGCATTGGTGACCGTGGCCTGCGAGACGCCGATATGTGCGGCGAAGTCTCGCGTCGTCATCCCGAGCTGCTGACGAGCCTTGCGTAAGCGATCCCCCACGGTCCAAGCGGGAATCCGCTCAGCAGCTTGTGTTGTTATGTGTCCAAACTAGGACAATTTGCGAAGTTGCGCAAGTTCGTTCGGCGTTTCGCTTGCGGCGTAGTTGTGTCATGACTTAGTTTCGCATCATGACGAACTCAACCGACTGGCTCCCAGTGGCCCAAGTGGCTGCGGAGTTGAACCTGTCGCACAGGGCCGTCCTGCACCGGATCACCAACGGCAGCATCGCCGCCACGAAGCTCGGGGACAATACGTCCGCCTACATCGTGGCTCGCTCCGAGGTCGAGCGCGTCAAGGCCGAAGCCGGTGCGGCATGAAGCTCTCTGCTATCCAGATCGGCACCCGCTCGCGGCGTGAGGGCTGGCAGAGCTTGGACGACTACCTCGCGGCTGCCGCCTCATAGACCCCCTCACCCCACCCCCCGGTGAGGGAGCGGGGCCGGTCCCACCACCTGGGGAAGGCACAAGGGGCCGGTCCCGCACAAAGCAGAACCCCGCCCGGACGGAACCCGGGCGGGGCAAAGGAAAGCAACTCAACGAAGGAGCGTAGCAGATGAGCAGGATCACGATTGACGGCGTGGAGTACGTCCCGGCGAGCGACAAGCCGAGCGATGTGCAGATCGTGGTGGTGGACGGGCGGTGGAATTTCATCGCCCGGACGCGGCGTGAGGATGGGTTTCTGGTGATGACCGATGCGTCGGTGATCGTCTACTGGGGTACCACTCAGGGTCTCGGCGAGTTGGCTGCTGGTGGACCGACGAGCAAGACGCGGCTGAACCCGTGTAGCGGCACGGTGCGGGTGCCCGAGTCGCGG